GATGAATAAATCCTAAGCTAATTATGAAACTGATACAACCCTGATAAGTCTCAGGATAATAGCCCAATGTTACATGCAAGCGATAGCCTTCAATTTTGTAATGAAAAAAGATTACCTTCATTTCACACCCCACTTTACAGTTATCTCGCCATTCTTTTTTAGTGGACAATTCTCACCGTCACAGTCCATTGTTTTATCCACACCACAAACAGTATCAGGCCCCATTGATTCAAACCCGCTTAACTCGTAGCCAGCAAAAGGGCATTCAAACATGAAATCTACCTTGATTATCATATTATTCATACTCCTTCCAAGCCTTATCAACTTCTGATATATCAACCTCTGCCCCTTCTTCCTTTGCCAGATCAAGAGATACCCGAAGGAATAGACTTGCTGTAAGAATAACTTCTTCCATTGTCATCTTTTCACCAACAAGGCTATCATACAATCTTTTCACCCTGTCCTTGATTCGCACTTCCTTTGAGAATCGAGCATCCTCTTCAGGGTCTGTATATCCAGTTTCTCTATCAAAATATGCCTTCATGGTCTACTCCAAATAGTTTATTACTTGATACCATCGGACACCATCGTAGTTAAAGAATTCGTAGTATCCACTCTCAGCTTGCAATTTTACTACGTCAGGTTTTTCCCTGATCAAGAGATTCTTTATCTCATAGTCCTGCAACACAGTGGTTTTCCGTATTGCTTCTACACACATAAGAGAACGGAAGAACTTTATCCGAACTCCACCTTGTTTCAAGTACTCTTCCAATGAAGTCCCTGCCAACTTCGCAGAGATTGCATGATCAATGCATTCCGACATTGCCCCGCCGGGGTGGATAAAGATGCTATCCTGTGTTGGCTCGTTGACTGTGCCAAGATATTTTTTGATGAGTTCAACTGCGTTTTCTTTTTTCTTTCTCATGGCTATTTCTCCATTATACCACATTAGTCTTGTGAAGTCAACACCTTTTTTGCTTTTTCTGCCTTGAAAAGTGCCTGCTTATCCCCAACCATGACATAATCTTTTGGCACTTCATATTCAACAATGTTTACCCCAACGTCTTTCAATAGGTGCAATGTTTCATCATCGAACCATACACGAAGAGAGGGCATATCGGCAAAACAAAACCTCCAATCCTCATAAATTCTATACTTATTTAATTTCCATTGCTTCCACAACTTTTTATCCGTACTTCTGTTTGGGTGGTTTACTGTGTCCTCATTGTGACCCATAAGAATATCCAGTAGTCTGCGTGGAAAATCTGCACCACGGTCCCAAAAAAGAGTATAAGGACCAAATCCATCTTTATTCTCCAGACGATAAACCCTCATCTGCTTTTGCACGTCTAAGGTGTTTATGCTTTCTCTTTCCTGCACACCACGGACAGGAACCGTGATTTCGACATGTCCTATCGATTGCTCTGCTTCCATGATAAGGCTTTCGCTTTTCTTTTCCATGTTCAATACCCTTATCAAGACTCACTTTGTATTCTCCAACTCATAAACAATATCCCTATATGCATTGGCCTTACCTTCATAGTAAGACTTATTTCCTACAACATGCCTCTTAGGGCCTGCTAAATCCTCATACATTTCAACCATACCCTTGAAATGATCAATCAGTTTTTGCCTTTTGGTTTTCCTCATACTTTACCCATTCTTTTCTTTACCTCTCTATCCACTGCTTTTCTGAATTGGCATCTTATGATATCCTTTATTAACTGGTAACATGCTATGCCAATACACATGAATAAAGTTCCTGCCAAGAAATCATCCATATTATCTCCCTTGATTCTTCTTATACTTTGCTGCTGCTCTCTTTTGTGCGGCCTTGAGATTCTTGATTCTACACTTTTCGCAGAAATGTTTCCCCTTTGGCAAAGGATTCCCACATTCACAGTACCTAATACCTTTTTCTCCTTTGATACGTTTCTTGCCAACACGTTTCTTGTACTTCTTTATCCTTTCCTTGTCGAGAGTAGGGACTACAGATTCCTCATAGTAGTCACATGCTTTGTCATCTGCCATGCAACACCGCATGTTTGTTAAACACCCATACTCATTGTCATAGTTGGCACAGTTCACACGGACTTCCATCGGTGCAGCATTGTCAAATGCGAAACGATCTTTAGAGGTGTGTTCACGAAGAATCCTTTTGCTCTCTTCAATGGCGACTGCATCGAACTCATCGGGGTCTAATCTGTTCTGCATACTTATCCCTCCCTCAAAGCATACCCCATACACTTGCAGTAGTAACGCCAGTAACTACGAGATTCCGGCCATACAGGGTCTCCTACTGGAATTTCACAGCCACTGATTAGTCGATATCCATAGTAGCCTTTTCCCTTTAGATTCTTGTGCAGAATCACGATACCATTCTTCTTTGTTTTCATTCCATTCTCCTTTAATTGCTTTCAAGACAGAAATTTCTGGAAGAACATCGTTCACATTTAAGGATTATTTCTCCCTTATTCTCACGTTCAATGGCTTTTAGTTTTCTACAGGTATAATCAGACATTGGACGTATTGTTTTTCTCTTTTCACTCATAACATTCTCCATGAAGAATTTTCAATTCAGACTGATAGAACTGTTCCACTGATTCCCCTGTTATGCAAAACAGATACCGGCACTCAATTCCACTAACAAGCAACACTCCTGTTTGTTTACCAAGTTTATCGCTTTACAGATATTTTGGCAGCATTCTCTTGTCACGTTCACCAAAACAATCATGAGCGATTTTTCGGGTTTACCATTGTATGCCCCGACACCCCCAAACATACAATACCCTAAAACAGAATCCTCTAAAATTTCCCTCACTTTGTCTTGATTCACATTTTCCGTGTAAATCTGATACATCATGTCGATTTCTCCTGATAAGATTCTATTCTGCCATTGTCACTAAGACAAACATTTTCGCAGGAAGTATACTCAGCAACTATTCACGATACTGTCTAACCTGTTTCCTTAGTCGCTTTGTTTCCAGTGTAGAGACTTTGTTTCTTAACAGCGTATATTATAACATATCTCCTGTGAGAAGTCAAGCGAAAAATTATTTTCTTGAAAAGATTTTTCATTATTCTGCTGTCCATCAAAATGGAGCCGGAGTCTCTTTTTCCCTTTTGTCATGCTCTTCTGGAGTCAATACCTCCAGATTCTCTCTCCTGTTATCGAAGCTATTCCCATTTTTATGATGAACTTCAAAACCTTTTGGGGCATTCATTATCCATCGGTGCAATCGGATAGTCTTTATCTTTTTACCTTCACGTACAGACCTTGCAACATAGGAACCATGCCCATATCCTCCTTTTTTGATAAACCAAGATTGTTTCGATATTATCTCGGCAATATCGTCGTCCACTATGACAGAATACCCTGATATAAGTACTGTTTTCACTGTAAACCCCCACTATCAATAATAACTATATGGTTTCCCAATAGCCCTATGTTTCCTAAGTGGACGTCAGGATATGACAATCCATAATTTCTTATTATGCGTTCCATTTTCCAAAATAGCTGATATAGTTCTCTACTTTCACGCCCCGCATTTCTTGTTATATCTTCTTTTACTACTTTAGTTCTTATACTATCATAATAATAATATCCTCTTTCTTCATCATATTTTACCGGACTAAGTATATCCGGGGCAATATTAAGAAAAGATAACATTATCTGTCCTGTACAATGATAATGAGCATCTTCTTTGGAGCAGTAGTATTTTCGCACTTTATCCCCCATTATCTGTATCCTGCATGATAATCCTGCAATTCTTTGGATATCGTCTGTAAAATATCCTTTTTGCTCTTCAGTCAATTCTACCATACTATTCACCTTTTTAGAAAAGTTTTCCCTGTCTATATTCTGATGCACTGGAGAATGAAACGTGATTTTTTCCTGATTGTTTCCGGGCAATAGTCCATATTTTTGCCCGATATTCGGCAGGTTTCAAGCCTTGCTCTTTAGCTTCTTGCCTTATTCTATCGGCCAATAGTTCATACTTCTTGCCCGACAAAGAAGTTTCCTGATACTCATAATATCTTAAAACCCATATATCTATAGTGACTTCTTCAAGATTCCCTTTTAGATTCTCGGCAAAAGAGCAAACCTTTTTTCCAGACAGTTTTAATCCTTTTATTGCCCGGTCGATGTTTCCCTTGTGACAAGGTAAAGCACCTTGCAAGGGAATAGGTTCATTATTCTGTACTGCCATGTAGATTTTGTCGGCAAGTCGCCAATTTGCCTTCACTTGGTTGCGTGGAGACGTTGCCGCCAATAAGTCACAAAATAAATCCGGTTTGTCATAAAGAGCCTCTATCGCCTCTCGGCTCTCTTTATACCAAGTTTTCATAGTATTCCCCTTGCAAGTGAATAAACATTATCTGCAAACCTTTTTACTCTGTTATTCTCAGTCTCATTTCTGAAAGTTTTGTCTGTCTGCAATTCGTTACAATCATCGGAGGATAGACTAACAGGCAAGTCGGCATTTTGATACACTGCGAAGTTATAGATATTCAGTGAGTAAAAATCCTGTTTGTACTCCGTCAAATAGTCTTCAGTTTCCCGTATACTGTCTTCTGATTCTCCATACAAACCAATTATGACATTGCCAATAAGGGTTACTTCCCATTGCTTGACAATTCCTATAGCTTGCTGCATTGTCTTTCGTGTTTGGGGCTTTCGATAGTACCGTAGAAGTCTATCAGAGAACGTCTCAAGTCCCAATTCCACTGCAAATACATGATAATCAGATAGATTTACTCCGTCTTTGTCAAACCGGATAACTTGTTGGCAGGTTGTCTGAACTATAAAACCGACAAAATCGGAATTATACTTCTTTACTTGTCTGTATAGCATTTTGAGATAATGCCAATTTTCAGATTGTCCGAAAGTCTTATCGTTTAAGTAAATCAGCTTGAAACGTAGAGGCTTGAAAGATTCTATTTGTTGCTTGACTGTCAATAAGTCTGTTTCCTGTATTGTTTTCTCTACAGTACAGAAACGACATTTATTTTTGCACCCCGTTGATAGGGTTAGTCTCGGCACACAAGCAAAGCCACTGAATAGGCTATAATCGGTAAACTCTGAATACCCTAACTCAAACGCCTTGCAAAGTGATTCTACAGTATGCCATGAGACGTTAGGACAGTCTGCAAAGAAATTTTCATCGACATATCCGCCTAAGATAAACCTCTTTTGGGGGTATCTCTTTGCTATTCCCTTAATTATGTCTTTGTTGACTTCTAATACAGAGAATAGATAGTAGTTAGCTTCTGGCAAGTTATCCTGTGAATTCTTGACAATAAACAATTCTTTTTGCTCTGTCCGCAGGATATAGGATAACCGGGCAATCCACAAAGGCAATTCCCAAAAGTCATCGGGTTTATAGTAACCATCTTTGCCCTTCTTTTCCCAAAATTCCTGATAATACAGACTTGCTGAGTCTTTGGGCAATTCAGCATTTATCAGATTCGTTGAGACTTGACAAAAGCAAAACTTCATTATTCTATACTCCAAAAAGACAGAGCAAGAAGCCTTAGTCCTTTAAGGCTCTATGCTGTATCTTCTCAAAGACTGTTCACAAAATCCAGAATCTCGGCTATCTCTTCACAGGCAAGATAAGAGCCTTTCTCATCCATTGTACTAAAGTCGATATATCCCACTGGGTGAATAGTCGCAACAAAACAATCTGCTGATTTAAGGCCGTTATCAAGATCGACTTTGAAACATACACGATAAACCCCCGAACCCAGAGGCGTAAATATTAGATTATTCACTATCCGATACCCCCAAAAATTCACTCATGCCTTGCCTGATATCGCAAGAATCTGCAATCTCACAATCCCCACAGTTTTTCAGACATTCTAACTCTTTGTCGCTGAAGTAATCGTTAACACCCATTTTATCCCCTATACCAAAAACCCGACAAAAACACCAATTAGGACACAACTACCGAAAAACAGTATTGCAACTATGATTTTGCCCATTTTACCCTTTCTTAATAAACCTTGTCAACAATACACAACAAAGGGCCGGACGATACCGGCCATTTATTTTGAATTGTTAGCACAAGGCCAAGTAGCAGAACAGAGCAAGAATCAGTAAACGGTAAAAATCTTTGTCGATACGGTCTAAAAGGCGTTTCATAGTACAGACTCCAAAAAAATGATTAAAGCCAATAAGCCTATACTGTCATAACGTCGAAAGTATAGGGTTGTGGGTTTTAACCACCCTGCATAATAGACCCTCCTAAGTTTTGAAAGAACGTACTGAAGTATGCTTAGACTATAACTCATAAGCAAAGCAAAGTCAAGCAAGAATTCTTTTTCGCAGTGATATTCTTTTATGCAGACGTTCTCTTATATAGGATAGACTGTCATAATACGAAATCTTTCGTAATTGAATAATCGTTACAATCGTTACAAACCCTACAGCCGAGGGCTGAAAGAAGGATTGTATCTGCAATATTATAGGATAGAGAACAGGATAGAGTAATAAAACATTGGTCTTAGTATCAAAAACGTGTTTAAATCATGGGTTTGTATGCCTGTTCCTGCCTATTCAATCGCTTTCGCCACATTTATCCAGTGGATTATAAGACTCCAATGCCAGTACAGTCGTTATAACCGTTACAGATTAACAGTCTGGAGGTCTGTTGTATACAATGTTAGATACAATCCCAGTGTTTCATCTAACAAAACCAGCATGATTATAGGAAGTTTAATGATTGTCAAACAAGATATCCACTATAATCCTCACATCTTAACTACGAAGGAATTCGTAAACCATTGATATCGGGGTAGAATCAAGGTTATTATAGGGTAAAGATGACATAAGTGAGGGGTGTAGGTAGGAGGAATCGAGAAATGAAAGAAAGGGACTGTAGTATGCCGCGAAAATTGATATACAAAAAAGGCCCGGTACGAAGAGTACCGGACCAGTGTTGTAGAAAATATATAGAATTTTTCGTCAGGACTGTAATCTAAAGAAGACAATTACTATCCCGATTATACCAAGCCAGATTAGAGTATAAAGTTCTGGCAAATGTCCCGGAGGACACCATCTATAATAGAACCACTGTCTTTTCATGACTTACTCCTTCTCTGGACTTTGATCATCCCCACAGTCAAGGATATCCCCGCCAATGGTACTAATTTCTGCTGGACTAACCTTTGCACCTACTACTTTGTCCAACTGGACTTCCTCATTCCAACCTACATACATGAACAACTTATAGCAAGTTCCCTTATCCTGAGACCACTGAGGAATCTCATATAGATGGGTAAGGACTTTAATGGTCGTAGGGTCTGTACCATCTATGATACCTCTAATACCTATATCAACTGTAGCACTTCTAACGGTTGTGGGGAATGGGGCATATCCCATCACCATACCGTTGACAATGACCGGCTTCATGTTGTTTCCCTTGATCACAGCATGGTCGGGGAGATCAAACTTTTCCTGCGAGGCCTTACTGAACTTTATGTTCTCCATGTAATTTCTCCATTTCTTCATCAAAATCTTCTCGTGTTATCTTACCAGTTGCCAAATCCCACCGCAAACCCCACTCCTTCTGACTACAAAGAATGGGGCGGTAGGTGTCTCCTTTGCCAGCTTCATTATTCATACTGTCCCCTTTATAAATCTTTTCTGGAATTCTCGTTTCTTTATGATCATAAGTCCTTTACATTCAATGTGTTACATGAGATTTGCTTCTCTACGTTCGTAAATCACATGTAACTCCTTTCACTCCAATGACTTATGCTCCTCCTCCTTTCTCTTTTTTCTTTTACAGGTATCATTATACCAATCCCCACAAAACACAAACTTTTTATTACTTGGCCGCAGAGTAGTTTTTCCCAACACCAAGATCAACCTTTGGTGGAATCATTAACCTCATGGCATGTTCCATTTCGTACTTGATCTTTGGCAGAGCCTCATCTACATACTCTTCATTGATTTCCATTACTATCTCATCGTGAACTACCAGTAGTTGTTTCAATCCCCATTGGGGGTTTTCAAGGATGAGACGTCTAACTCTGATTGAAGCACACCTAAGCATGTCTGCACACAGTCCCTGAATGAGGAAATTAAATGCTTGTCTATGAGACTTCTTAGACTTCGGGTTAAGTCTTCTTCTACGCGACGACAAACAGCGTACATAATAGCATCTTTCGAGAAGTTGTGAAGTTCGTTTGATAGCCTTTCTAACTTCTGGATAAGTGTTGAAGAACTTATCAATGTATCCTTGAGCAACTGCTTCTGTGACTCCGATATTCCTTGATATTCCGTAAGAGGTAGTTCCGTAGATGATTGGAAAATTAATACCATTTTTCCCGATGTGCCTCTCATGTTCGTATTTCTCCTTCGCAGTAGTATGGTCTGGTGTTCCATTTATCATGGACTGTTCATCCAGCCCAAGATCAAACAAAGCATTCGCCGTTATCAAGTGCAGGTCCATGTCTTTCTCAAAGGCCCTGACTAAAGTTGGGTCTTGAGTGACAACGCCAAGAACACGGAGTTCTTGACCACTATAATCGGCAACAATAAGTTTCTTGCCTTTAGGTGCAATGAACACCTGACGGAAATCTATTGGCAACTCCTTCTTGATATTCGGATTCTGTTGCAAGTTTGGGTCAGAACTTGAAAGTCTTCCTGTTCTTGTACCACAGTTATTCAGGCTACATCTTACCCTGTTATCAGAATCAATAAAGTTTACGATCTTGATAATGAATGTGTTAAGGAGTTTCTCTACAATCCTATACTTGATCAGCAAGTCAACAAATGGATGGCCTTGATGAAAATAGAGAGTTTCTTTTCCAACACTCGGATTTCCTTTATCAGTTGTGAATGGAATCTCAAGATTAAACTTCTTGAACATCTTCAGTATGGTAGCATCACTGTTTAAGTTATGCCCTGAAACAACTACTGGCTCTCCACCAAACATATCTGTCTGAACCGTGTAAGGAAGTTCACAGATATCCATACACTGCTTGGTGATTGAGAACAACTTCAAAGAACATTCATGACGAAGTTTCTCAAGAACTTCAAGATCAACTTCAACACCTGCAATCTCCATATCTCTCAGGCAAAACTGGAAAGGCATTTCAACTTCAAAGAAAAGTCTATCCATGCCAAAGTCATAAATCTTCTTGTTGAAAATCTTATGGAGTTCCCACGTCCATATAGCATCATTTGTGGCATACCTGTAAAATGTTTCAGAAGAAAACCCATCCTTGACAGCCTCGGAGTAATTCATGGTGATTGCACCAAGAAATTTACCTGCGAGTTCCTTCAACCCATAGTTCATTCTATCATCAATAAGATGGGCTGCTGTCATTGTGTCAAATATTTTCTCAGTGTGTGGTATCCCAACTTTGTAGAGAACCTTCATATCAAATGGTGCATTATGTAGAATCAATGCCCTAATCTTATTGGCCATAACATGGTATAACAATCCAACCAAAGCCGTCTTATCAGGATTGTTTACCAAGTCCACATAACACGCCTCTTCACCATTGCACAAAGAGAAACCGCATAACTCCATCTTCAAATAACTTAGACTTGTAGTCTCAGTATCAAATGAAGCTGTCTTCAAGTCTACCGAATCAACCCACTCCTTGAATTCTTTCTCAGTTTTGAATACATGACACTTCATTAGAACTTCTCCACAATTCTGTCACCAAACACTGAATCATCCTCAGAGAATTCAATAGACATAAGATCACCACATTTTAGTGGATTTCTCAACTTAGACTTATCAACATTCTTTGGGTTTGTATGATCTCTGATAGTCTTTTTTACCATAGGATACTTTTCAAGAAATTCTTTCCATACCTTCCTTGCTGTTGGTTCTGATACACCCAACTCTTTCCCTGCTTCCTCAATAGACAAACACCTATCAAAAATTGGATGAATCCTCATAAGCATTTCAATATAGAAAGGGTCAATTTCTGACAGTATCTTCAACATTTGTTCTTTGCTTAGTTTCATTTTCATCCCCAACAAATACATTTAAGCGAATATCCAATAGAGGTTGCCATGCCCACTTAGACACCACCATTACTTTATCAAGTGTGTCAGGCCACACATCTATTTCAACATTCTCATCAAGGAATCTACTACCACCATGTTTATTTAATGTAGCCCCATGTGAAGCAGCTATCTTGCTAACTTTACGCCACTGGTCAAATGGCACTATAATATCAATATCATTTACTGAATCTACATTTGCATCAGGATTGGCTGCTGAACCAATAATCCATCCTCCATATTCACAGCACAGTATTTCAGTAACTATTGGAAGGTCTTTTAATATCATTTTCTATCTCCTAAAAAGTGTTGTAATTGACTGCCACTGTTATATTAGACAGATGGGTTTCAAAAAAGTTCCATTTCGCAGAAGATATTTTTTACAGGCCCTTACTCGCTCGGCTCCCTGCCTCGCTCGAACTGAGTCTCTAACCATCCTGTTCGCTTCCTGCTCACTCGCTTCCTGCGAATGTTTAACTACAACTCTAATTCACTCCCCCGGTCCTCCCTGACCTCCCCCTTCCTTAATCTAATCAAACTAAGTAAAAAAACGTTGTAACTCATACAATCCATACAACACAACGACATACAATCATCATAGTCATTACAATCATTATAATCCATACAATTTATAGTGTGTCAATACAAGGGTTACACATGTTAATATGTAATGACTATAACGACTATAACGATTCTATGCCTAATTTGATTAGTATAGGGAGGGAGAGACTTTTTTATGGGAGTCCAGAATTGAAAAGAAAATGCCATTGTTGTGGGGAGTGGAAAACTTTCGATCATTTTGAAGATCGTGAAGATGGGTGGGGCCTATACTCATGGTGTCAAGAATGCAGGAAAGATGCTGGACGCCTGAGAGTTCCACGAGGCATAAAGTGGTACATAAATAAGACGAGACTTTTTGTTGATAATGGTAGAAAGATTGGACGGGGTACACCTTGTAAATGTAACCGACCCGCCATGTCAGCTAAAGTATAGAGGGCAACATGTTTCAATATAAAAAAGATTCAGTATTGTTTACAATGGAACCATCAAAAGGAAGTCCTTATGGTTGGTATGATGAAGCAAACAATACAATTTATATTAACAAACATTTGTCCGAAATTGATCGTGAAATAGTATATTTTCACGAACGACAACACCGAAAATGCAAAAAGGAGGGATGTACTTGTTACTCTAAGCCTACTGATTTTTGGTGTGAGTATCACGCGATGAAAGTTGAGTTTGAGGATTGTGTTAAGTCTGGACCAAAATTCATTGCTCGCTATAAAGTTCTTTTCAGAGAATCATTGGAAGTATACAAAAGTGATCTTAAAGTTTGGGGGGCTCACTATAGAGCATCCATGAAACTTCTAAGCCTGAAGAAATTCAGAGAGGTAATCCTGTGAGTGACCCATGTGATGATAAGTCAACAACTGGACGTGCATTAGCCAGAAAAATAAAGAGGGGGGCAAAGTTTAACTTTGACTTCTGCGAAGTGGCTTCCAGACTAAAGGCCGCAGGAATGTCTGATTCGGATTTGGCTTATGTACTTGCAGTAAAACCTTGCACTATCAAGAAGTGGAAACAGAGGTATAGTGAATTTTCCAAGTCTTGTAAGGATGGAAAAGAAACTGCGGTAAAATTCCTTGTTGCAAATGGTCTTCGTGCAGCAATGGGGTATGACTTTGAGGAAATAGAACAGGAAGTAGAGTTCAAAGAAGATGGAACTGAAGTAATAAAAAAAGAGAAAAGACGTCTTAAACATCAAACCCCAAATACTACTCTTTTGATTTTCTTTCTTTTGAATTTGTCTGAGGAATATCATAATACAAAGCAGGTTGAGGTAAATCAGACAACAAGGAATCTTGATCTAAAGATTACTGGTGAACTTGAATCAGATCAGATTAAGAAACTTGCTGGTGCAGCAATGAGTCGAGCAAAACAGATAGAGGCTCAAGAGAAGAAGGTTGAAAGTGATATAATAGATGTCAAGCCTGAATAAAACCCTCGATACTCCTGAATCATTTTTTGATTCAGTTCCAAAGAATTTGGTAGAGAACATAGAGTATAGAATAAACCTTCACTCAAAGTTAGTGAGTGATAAGGAGATGCAAAAGGTATTCTTAGAGTTGTGTTGGGCTGACAAAAGAATAATGTTTGACACCTGTTTCTGGACGTATAACCCAAGAAAAGAAACTGGTAAGAGAAACATTCCATTTATTCTTAGGCCACAACAAGAAAAAGTAATAACAACTCTTGATGAGTGTATAAGGACAGGATTTAGTTGTGGTATTGAAAAGTCTCGTGAAGAGGGTGCAACAGAGTTGATATGCAAACTCTTTGCCGCATACTGGCTAATGTCTCCTGAATTTCAGGCTCTTGTTGGTTCTCGTAAAGCTGAGTTTGTTGATAAAGGTGTAGAGATTGTAAATGGTAAGGTGGTTGGTCTTCATAAAACTTTGATGCACAAAATTTGCTATGCAATAGTGAATTTGCCTGAGTGGATGAAACCAAAACTTATCAAGACATACATGATGTTGCAGAATATGGACAATGATTCTGTGATATCTGGTGAGGCAACAAACGAAAACTTTGGTGCTGGTGATCGTCAGACTGCTATACTTGTAGATGAACATGGACGCATGGATTACAACATGGCGGATTCAATCATTGACTCCATTAAGGATACCTCTGATTGTATCATATATAACTCGACGCATTGGTATGGAACTGATCATCCATTCAACAGACTGCTGCGGCAACAGTATGGTGATATAAAGGTAATCAAACTTCCGTGGTGGCAAAATCCTGAGAAAAATTTTGGCCTGTATCGTTCTCCTGCGTATGATACACTTGAGATAAAAGATGTAGATTTTTACAGGGGTTACTTTCCTGAAGCATTTAAGAACATAGAGCCAATGACTCCTTTCAAGCTATCGGAGTTGATGGATGAGAATGAAAAACTTCGTGGAGAGGAATATGTAGAGGCTCTTCGTGAGTTGAAATTAGTAGCTGATGGTGGTGACAGCAATGATGGTGGTTGGAGAAGTCACTGGTATGATATAACAACTGCTAAGCGATCAGTAAGAGACGTAGCATCTAACCTCGATATGCGTCCTCGTGGCAGTGGTTCATCAGCATTCAGACCATCTACACTTCACAGAGTGGAACAAGACTTTGTTTGCAAGGCGAAGTATACAGGAGATATAAGAGTAGTTCGGGACCACAGGACATTAAAAGTCCGTAGTGGTGTTTTTATTCCCGATGTGCGAGCGAAGTTGTTTTGGTGGGGCAATCTTATTGATGGTCGTCCTGATCAGACACATAACTTTATAGTTGCCTGTGATATAGGTCTTGGAATGGGGGCAAGCAACAGCGTTGCAGAAATTATTGATGTTAACCTCTGCGAGCAAGTTGGTGAGTGGGTTGACGCAAACACTCCACCAGAGAGTTTTGGTGATCTTGCAGTAGCTTTATGCTATTGGATTGGTGGACTTAACAAACCGTATCTATCTTGGGAAGCCAATGGTCCGGGTGGCGTTTTTGAGAAATCCATTTTGAAAAATGGTTATGACTTTGTGTATATTCAACGGGATGAAAAAGCAAAGCATAAGAAGAAACGCAACAGACGAGGCTGGATAAATACTGGTGGTCCAGATGGGAGTAAGGCAAGAGTTTGCTATGAACTTGACGCTGCTTTGAGTGAAGGATTAAACAAAGAGAAATTTCACAAATGGATTATAGTTCATAGTGAGCCACTAATACGAGAACTTGAGACGTATCAGATTGCAGTAAATGGAACACCTAAACCAACTAAATCAATGGAGGATGAGGATAGTGGTGGTGATGCCACTCATGGTGACAGGGTAGTGGCTTTAGCTATTGCTGTTCTTATGTTGGAGTATCAACCTAAAGCTGTATTCATTGAGCAGAAGAAATGTCCAAAAAATTCTCTTGGCGCAAGGATAGACGAGAGAAAAAAGGAAGCGTTGAAAGAAAAGTTAAATGCACGGTTTAGGTATTAACATGGCACAACAAGATGTAAAAACACCATTTCAAAAGCGTCTGTTGATTGCGACTGATCTGTGGTTTAAGTTGCAAGAACGTCCTCTCAAGAACAGACAGATCATGTTGAATGCATGGCAGAGTGGATACTTTTTGGATAACAATACAGGGAAGAAAGCAAGTCCTCATCCAATCAATTTAATTGAAAGAGGTCTTTCTATACTTATACCCTATCTTGTTATGACAAATCCCCAGATAACGATAAGTTCTTTTATCAAGGAGTATCGACCCTATGCAAAAATAACTGAACTTGCATTTACCCACTTGTTCAAAAAGATTAAATTCGCAAAAGCAACTCTACGCCCTCTTGTTCGTGATGCTCTTCTTGGTCTTGGGATAGTCAAGACGGGCATTATGAAATCACATGAGGTTGAGTTGTTTGGGTATACACATGATGTTGGTCAAGTATACTCAGATGTTGTTGATATGTCAGATTATATTGGTGATGTTACCGCAACATCTTTTGAGGGATTTGAACTTGAGGGAAATAGGTATAGAATGCCTTTGGCAGTGGCTAAGGCACTTTTCCCAAAACACGCTGACAGCTTGAAATCTTCATTTGTGCTTCATGGAGAAAAAGATAAGAATCGTCCTGAGAGAATTACTAAGTCTGGAATTCTTGATGGAATGTATGATTCTCTCAGGGAAATGGTTGAACTGTATGATTACTGGATTCCTGATGAAGAAGTAATTCTTACAGTTGACCCACGCAGTGAAAAGATTCTTGCTGAGCGAGAATATGATGGTCCTGAAGGTGGTCCCTATGACAAATTGTACTTTAAGGATTTTCCGGGAAGTGTAATACCAATTCCTCCTGTGTGGCATTGGCTTGATCTTGATACAATCATAAATATCATCATCAACAAGATGAGAATTCAAGCCGAATCTCAAAAAGTCAACATGGCTTATGAGGGGGATGCTGCCGACGATGCTGATAGACTTGCTTCTGCTGGTGACAGGGAGGCAGTTAAAGTTAGTAATGTAGAGGGTATCAAGCAAATTGAGTGGCCGGGCATTGACCCAAACTATTACAACTGGATTAACTATCTTGAGGGCCAGTATTCACTTCAAGGAATGAATCTTTATACTCTTGGTGGTAGGGCGTCTGGGGCTGAAACTCTCGGTCAAGAGCAAATGTTGATGGCCAATTCTTCTAAGGCCGTTGACGATATGTTCACTCAGGTATATGACACTACTGCTTCTATAGGTCATAAGGTTGCTTGGCATTGGTGGAATGACCCTCTGGTGCAAGTGCCAATGATTCGCAGACTTGAGGGGTATGGAGAGATAGATGTAGTATATGATAAGACTTCCCGCAAAGGTGACTTTTGGGATTTCGGATTTGACATTGAGCCATATTCGATGCACAGATTGAATCCTGCGATTGCTTATCAGAGAATGCTTGGGCTTCTTGGTCAGTGGATTCTACCATCTGCTCAGATTGGGGCACAGCAAGGGGCAGTTATCAATGTTCCGGGTGCAACAAAGAAACTTGCGAAACTTGCAGGTGTCAAGGAACTGGATGATATCTATGAATCTGGTGAACCAAGCAAGGTTGGTTTGAATCCTTATCAACCACAGCCGGGTAAAGTAAAGAACAACGATGTTGCTGATGGAAGAACGGGCATTAACCCTGAATCCTCAGAAGCAAACAGTAGACAAAAATTAGCAAGTGATGGTCGTAGTTTATAGGAGACAAAAATGAAGAAAGCATTGGCTATTATTGTTCTGTCGTGCATTTTGTTTGTTACCTCATGTGCTGCTTTGGATAGTGTTTTTCTTCCAAATGAGGATGGGACTCCGAGTGACACTATGCAGGGTGTTCAGAGTGTTGGGGCTGCGGCTGCTGCTGTGGGTGGTCCTTATGCTCTACCTGTTCTTGCAGTTACTAATCTTCTGACTATTATTGCTGGTGTTTACACCAATGCTCGGAAGAAACAGGTTATCACAAATAAGGATGAGCAGTTGGATGGGACTGAGAAGCTGTATGAGAATGTTCAGACTGTGGTTGAAGCTATCGTGAAGGCAGTTGAGGACTCTGATGCAGTTGTTATTGATGATGAAGGAACGACTGTTAAGGACGTGATCAAGGAGAAGGTAGCCGACAAGCTGGCAAAGTCTGATGCATATACGATTGGCAAAGCTATCATTGATGCTATTAAGGCAGGGAAGTAAGATGCCTAAAGAATTTGATGAGGCTGTGAAAAAGGGTGCAAGAGTTCGCACAAAAAAGCTATCTAATGGCCGGTATATGCACATAGCTTTTCTAAATGGCAAGAGTTATGCCGGTGAAGTGAAGATGAAGAAGAGGGGTAACTAATGGCTCGTGATTATATGTCGGCTGCCAAATATGAGAAGAAACGCAAAAGTACGGATGAGTACATGGATGAAGTGTTAAAGAAAGAAAAAGAAAAGAAGAAGGATAAAAAGAAATCAAAACGTACTTCTGCTATTGAAAAGAGGTTGAAAGATAGTGGATTGACAGATGAGGAAGTAAAGAGACTGAGAGGTAAATAATGGCTGCTACTGGAACAGTGTCTATTATAGCAGAACTGTTGGGTCTTGGAAAAGAAGCAAGATTTTTAGATAGATTTTCTCTGACCAATGCTCCAACAAAAACAACGTACAACTATAGGCAGCAAGCCGTTGCTGATACGGCAGAGGCACTTGATCTTGGTGGTGTTAGCACAGTTGATCTTGTTATCATTAAGGCTATAACCAATGACATGACGATAGATGCAAGTTTTGACACTACCTACCATGCAGAGTTGAATTTGCCAGAAGGTGAAATTTCTGTATTCAAGCCTTCTGGAACGATATACATCAAGAATGAGGATGCGGCTGAACAGGCAACTTATGAGTATCTTGTGATTGGCAGATAGATGAAAGCCGAGGAAGAAAAATATGTTCTTGGAGAACTTGATGGACTGTGCTTACTGTTTTTTGATAAGGCAGTTTTTTCAAGGGGATTGCCACCATTGTCAACAGTGAACACCATACAAGACAGAATTGATTTTCTTCGTATTGCTATTAAGTATCTGATATTTGATGTTGAGGCCACAAAGCGTGAAGGGGCAAAATAATGCCAATGTATAAGTTCAAGTGTTGGGACTGTGGTGAAGAGGAAGAAGTTTTTTGTTCTGTTTCCGACAGGGAAATGCAGACTCCGAAATGTTCCTGCGGGAAATTGATGAAACAAAACTTCAATGTTCCAAATCTTTTTCATCAGACTGATCGTGAAAGATACTCAAAGGCTCTTGCTGTTGACATATCACAGCTTGAGAGTGGCGAGGCACAGCGAGCAATGCCGGGAGTTGAGTTCAAAGTCATTGGCGATTTAGCTTGTCCTGTAATAAGAAACCGTGCCGATAAACGGCGAATAATGAAGATGCGTGGTTTTGTAGAGTATGAATAGGAGACAGAAAATGGAAAATGTGATTTTTGAGAAGAAGTATGGTGATGGTTGTGTTCTTAGTGTTAGGGAGAAAAACCATCCTATCAGTGAGGGTCCTTGTGTTGCTCTTGAATTTGGTATTGGCAATGGAAAAGGAATTACAGCTTTTCTTGCTGATGTTTCAGGTGAAGAATTCGTAGAAGAGTTTGCTGTTGCTCTGGCAGAGTTTATTGAAGCACGTCATGCCAATGACGTAAAAGATGCTATTACCATTGAAAAGGGGAATGAATAATGGCCGATGAAGTTGAAAAAAAAGAAGAGGTTGATGAAACCAGCGATGATACAAAGTCAACGAAAGAGACCGATCTTGAAGATTGGGGCAAAGACTTTGATACCATAATGGCCGATGATACAGACGATGAACCAGAAGGGGAAGTTGATGATGCCTCTGATGGTGATGATAACGCCGATGGCGAAAGTGATGATACCTCTGCGGGGGATATCAGTGAAGATGAATTAGCTGTATTGGGTTGGAGCAAGGAAGAACTGTCCCGGATTGCTGAAGTCAATCCAAAAATTCTGGATGATGTAAGAGAACTTATCAAGCGTACTTCGGAAAAACCTTCTGATGATAAGGAAAAAGCTGCGGCTGAATCCACGAAGGTGAAGGATGGGGATAAGGAAGACGCATCAGTTAAGGCTGTTGTAACTAAGGAAGAGTTAGAGGCTGTGAAGGGTAAGATGGGGGAAGAGGCTTTTGGTATTCTTACCAAACTTCTTGACCATACCAATTCTTTGCAGGCTACTATCGGTGAACTTCAGGCGGAAAGAGTTGCTGAAAATGAAACAGCCAAAGAGCAAAAACTTGTTGCAGATTTCCGCATTGCAAATAAAAAGATGGATGAGTTGGCTAAGGACTTTCCAATTCTCAGTAACACGAACAAACTTCCAAAGGATGCTGACGGTAAACTTGATAGTCGTAATGCTTCCGTTAGGGAACGTGCTGCTATTTGGAATCATGCTGAGGCACTTCTTCAGGCACACGTTTCCAATTCATTTGAAGAAGCATTGGAAGAGTCTGTAAACTGGTATCGTGGTAAGAATGGAAAAAATCTTGCCATGAGGGAAGTTGTGAGGGATTTGAACAAGAATAAAAAGAGGTTCACTCCGCGACCGACTCACAAACACACAAAACCAAAGGAAGTCGATGAGTCCACTGCTGAAGGCAAAGAAAAAGTTATGAATGACATATTCAATGAAATCGGCATAGAGGACTAAAGGACTAAAGCAAGGAGTAATTAAATGAGTCAGGAAATTACTATTGATCAAGCGATTGATCTTGGGATTGCTACTCTTGAGCGTTTCCGCAAGGAGTCGCTGGAAATGACGTTCAATGATGTAACGCATGAACTGTATAATACGTGGTTCAAGGAGGCTGAGCGTGACAGTGGTGATGCTGTCAAGGAATTCATCACGCTTGGTGATACGGGCAATGCAAAGATGATCAGTCCGTGGGAGGAGGATACTTCCAATGTGGTCAACACGGATGAAGAGATCAAGGTGAATTGGGTCCATGCAACTACGAACATGGAATACAACCGAATTGAACTTGCAATGAACAAGGGCAACAAGGTTCGTATCTACAATTACCTGAAGGGTAAAGAACTGAACATGTTCCGCGAGTTGGCAGAACTGTTGCAGAAGAAACTTATCCTGTCGCCGACGAGTGCCAGCGATAAGAAGAACCCTCACGGTTTGGCTTCGTGGCACAGCCTCGGTACGGATGATAGTACTGGTGCGTATACTGGTTACAGTGGTCGTTATCTGGATGGGTCTGGTACTAAGTACAACGTAGGCGAGATCGCTTCCAGTTCGTCCAGTCATCCTCGGTGGGCCTCGTGGTATGCTGATCACAATGGTAAGTTGGGTGATTATCTGGTTGATCTGCTGGCAAAGACCATGCGTCGGACGCACTTTATTCCGTCTCTCATCCCGATGAAGATTGCTGATGAGACTAATCGGATGAACTTCCGCATGTATTCCAATGATGTAATCATTGGTAATCTTGAATCTCTTGCTCGCAAGAGTGATGACATGATGGGGCCTGAACTGGCGAAGTATTATGGCACGGTGGTGTTCAAGGGTGTTCCGTTCGTGTATGTTGATCTGCTGGATGATGCATCGGGTTTGTATACAACGATTTTCGGTACGAATCCCATCTTTGGTGTAGACCATAACTATTTCAAAGTTGTGGTTCTTCGTGAGAACGATTTTGTCATTGGAAAGCCTACGCCTCGTGACCCGAACCACAATGTTCTTCGTGTTCCGGTCGATGTTTCGTTTGCGGTTATTGACCGTAACCGTCAGCGTTCGGGGTTTCTAATCTCGCAGCAATAGAGGTAAAATGTCTGAAACACGTATTTGCAATAGGTGTAATAAAGAGAAACATATTTCCTGTTTTTCAAAGAGGAATAGCAGGAAACGTGGTTATCAATATGCTTGTAAAGATTGTATGACAAAATACCGTCAAACAAAAAGAGAGCATATTGAAGGCTTAGCCCATGTTTGGTATGAGAACAATAAGGACAAACATGCAGCATACATGAAATTTTACCATTATGGTATTACAAAAGAAGAGCGGGATTCCTTGTTTGAAAAACAAGGTGGGCGTTGCCCTATATGTGGCAGGCATCAATCTGAAGTTCCACAAACTTTTGCAGTAGATCATGACCATAAAAATGGTAAAATCCGTGGACTGTTGTGTAACTCATGCAATCGTGGAATAGGCTATCTTCAAGACAGTGTTGAGATATGTGTTTCTGCTGCTGAGTATTTAAGGAATAAATAGAAGTATAAAGGAGATATGAAATGTCTTATCCGCAATTTGGTACTAATTCTAATGCACGTAGGAAACGTGTATACTACGAAGGCACGGATACCATTTATGAGGGTATGGCCCTTTGTTACAATCAGGACACTACGAACAATATTCTTGGTTGGGATAAAGGCAATGCTGTTAAAGGTTCAACAACTGCTGAAGGCTATCAGAACGAAGGTAAGTTCCTTCGCGTTGAGAGACCCGCAACTGCTAACATGATGTTTTTCGCGGGTGTTGTTGCCGGTACGGATGAGGCCGGTAATGCTGGTCCTCGTTGGCTGGACATTTATGTTCCCAATGGGGCGATTGTTCCTGTCCGCACCAATGCAAACTGTGTCATTGGTCAGGCGGTTGGTCTGTCAAATGCAAGCTATGTCTTACAGCCCTCAATGGGGGATGATGACCCTGCTGCCGTAGCTATCCTTATGGAGACTGTTGATCGGTCTGGTACTACTGGTCTTTCACTTGCGAAGTTGTGCCCCACTGGTCAGGCTGTGTTTGCGACAAGTGCTTTCTTTGCCCCTGTACGGTATGGGGTAAGTGGGTACGCTTATGGATTGAATGTTGATGGAACGGCTCTGTTGACTGGTACTGCTGCCAGCAAGAGTTATGTTGTCAATATTTCTGGTGATCGTGAAAGTGCTGCCGCCACCGGTGATAGCAATGATGCTATGCTGAAAGTGAGTGGAAGCAACTATGGTGCTTGTGATACCGACTTCATTTTCCGCGGTATCAATGTGGCTATGAGTAACCGTTCAGGTGGGACACTTGGAAGGCTTGACAACAACATTAGTATTTCTCTGAAACAGGGTAGCACTACTGCTTATGCAGTGGCCTTGTCTGTTGATGCTCAGGATTTGGCTGCTACTGCTAAGACAGAGTTTGGTGGTCTTGACGTGGCCATTAACCGCGAAGGTCAGGCTGCTACTCTTGAGTATGGTATTCAGATCAGGACGAGAGGCACGATCAACAGTGCCATGACTCAGGCTATTTACATTCGTAAAGATGCTACTGATCATGGTTTTGCCGCTTTGCTTGGTGTTGATGCTGCTGCGAGTGTTGGTGGTTACGCTTCTACAGGCGATGCCCCTGCTCTTGCTACGGGTGATATTATGATTCCGGTTGTTATTGAAGGGACCACATATTATCTGGTAGCATTGCAGGATACGGGTGTGTAATTGAAACGATGTGGGAGGGGAATGGATTCCCATCCCCTCTAACTTATTAACTCTTTTCAGGAGACAGAAGATGGTTATTGATTTTGGAAAAGTGTTTGTGAATTTTGAAGGTCAAGGGCTTATTGATCATGATGGTGAAGGAAAAGTTGTATCCATGACTTTAGGACGGACGGCTGCCAATGCCCTTCTTGTGCCAAATGATAAGGACAATGGAGCAGATAAGATCAGGAAGTATGATCTGGCTCTTAGAGTTTACGGTGGGGGTGAGGTTGATCTTGCCACTGAGGAAGTCACTGCTATTAGGGATGCAATCTTGAAGTCCTATGGACCCATGATTTGTGGTCAAGCTGCAAAGATGTTGAGTTAAGCTGTCTCCGATTGGGCCGGTGAATGGTTTCCCGGCCTGATCTTTTCTTAAAGGAGAGACTAAGTTGAGTAGTATGAAATGGACCTTCGGGGATATATACAAAAAGGTATCAGATTATCTTGGTACTGGAACTTCCCCTTCTGGAACTGCATTGACTAAGGCAAAGGATATTACCTTCCGTGGTTATATGAAGTTCTTGTTTCCACTGAATCCAAAGGACTCAGAAATTTATACTTGGAGTTTTCTTCGTCAGGAGTTCAAGATAGTTACAGAAGCGAATAAGTTTGTATACCCTCTTCCTGATAACTTTGAACGCTTTGACCAGAATGGAAAGATTACCTATGGTCCTGATGAGAACAACACATTCTTAACTTACGTTCCTTTGCACAAGATTCATGAGCATCGAAACTTCTCAGTAGCCTCAAGTGAGCCATTCTTGTATTCAATAAGAACGGCTGCATTTGATAAAGTGGTTGGGTCAAAGAAAGAACTTGTACTATACCCAACGCCGTCTGCTGTTTATGAGTTGATAGGTTACTACATCATAACACCTGCGAAACCAGAAAGTGATGGAGACTTCTTTATTGGTGGGCCTCTGGAAAGTGATGCAATACTTCAGTGTTGCCTTGCTGTAGCAGAGAATGATGAAGATGAGCAAATGGGAGTACAGACAGAGAGAGCAGTAGAAATGCTTCATACTCTGATTAGAAAGGATTCTGGTGACTCTCCTGATTCTGTTGGGTTCGTGGTGGATGGAAATCTTGATGTAGGTTCATTGTTTGATTATCGTAAGTGGTGGATTCCTCGTGGTCCTCATACTGTCTATGGATATGAATTGTAACAAGGAGATAAAATGAGTGCTGGAAATGTCAATGCTCAGCTTGAATTGTCTCCGGTGGGAATGGGTATTCAGAAAGTCGCTCAGATTGTAAAGTACTCTGACTTTACTGATGGTGGTGGTGCTTCAGGCACTCTTACTCTGAATAAGCAAATTCCTGCTGGTTCATTCGTGCTTGGCTCTAAGGTCACTGTGAAGACTGGTTTCACAGGGGATACAACGGCTGTTATGGATATTGGTGATGGTAGTGATGAAGACCTATTTTCATATACTACTCACAATATTCTTGCCGCCGCTGAGAATCTTGTTGAGGGTTGCGACAGTGCCGCTGCCGGGAATACTGGTACAGGCATTGTGCCCATTGCCGCTGCAACGAGTGTTGTTCTTACTGTAACCGGTGCAAGTGATTTTGGTTCGATCACTGCTGGTGAAATGTTGGTTGAGGTATACTATCTTTCGACGAATCTTGAATTGTCGAACGGGTATCCTCGGAGAGTTGATCTGTAATTGTGATGCCCCACTGGTGAATATCATTGGTGGGGCATTTACTTTAACTTTGAAAGTAATGGAGAAAATCATGTCATACGGTGATGCTCGTCCTTCTGATATTGTGTCTGGTAGTTTTGGAGTTGAGGTAGTTACTCTTGCTGATAATGCCGGTGTTGGTGCTAATCAGGAATGCCGTGAAGTGACTATGTGGCCTGAATCTGGAAAGTCAATTAAGATTGGTCATACGGCTGTTGCTGCTGCTTCAGGGCCGGTGCTGCCTTCTGGTGGTATTGTCCTTGCGATTGATAATACGAATAAACTTTATTTTGGTGGGACTTCTGCTGATAAGGTTTATCTGGTTTGGAGAAGCTAAGATGTTTATTGTCGAGGCAAGAGAGAACGATGCACTAAAGAAATCAATACAGGCTGTACTGCCAAAAGACGTTAGAGAGTACGTGAAAGATGAATTGAATCTGGCTTCTAATAGATTGGGGGCAGTTACTTCTTTGAATCTTTCCTATGATTGGGGTGATACCCACGTATCTATAATGTTTTCAGGCAATTAGTTGAGGTGATTGTAGAGGTGTAACTTGGAAATATTGCCACCGATTCGTGGAATACATAAGGGGTCAATAGTTGGGCATTCTCCGGAATTGACAACTCAGAGCATGAATAATGTTCGTCCTCGTGACTCCTATGAAAAACGTGTTAGAATAGGTCAACGCCCCGGCCTCGATAAGTGGGGAAAGGGGACTCTTGTTGGTGGGTCAACACAGCCAGTAGTGGCTATATGTGTTGTTAGCAGTGTGATCTAATGGCAGTTTTGATTGAACAGGCATCAAGTAATGGTACAGGATTTGTAGATCATTGGGATAATGGGGCCATTATATTCCATAGGTCTGAGGGTCAATCCTTTACTCCCACAGAGGAAATCCCTTCTGTGACTTCAGTCTCTTTATACTTGAGTGGTTCTGACTACTCTTCTGGTGCAACTTTTTCTGTCAGATTGAGAAGTGGTTCAGTAGAAGGTACTATTCTAAGATCAAAAGATTTTGTTATAGGGGATATTGCTGCATCCCCGACTTTTGGTTGGGTGGAGTTTGTATTTTCAACCCCCATTGCTTTGAGCAATGGAGTTACATATTACATAACAGTTGAGGCTACCAATACAACAGGGCCACCAATAGGGGATATAGTAGAGGTAGGCTTAAGTGATGCTAATCCTTATTCTGGTGGTACAAGGTATAATAAGGGAACACTTGAGGCCGACCCGTGGGCACAGCGATCTTCAGAGGACTTGATGTTTCGTGTTTCTGGCGCAGGGTATACTTTTCAACCACCCGTTCCATCTGGTTTGAACGCAATGCTTACTGTTAGACGACTTGTAGTTGCCGCCGCGAACAAGGTGTACTATGAAGTATAAGATTTGTCCAAAGTGCAAGAAGTCAAAAGGTGAGTCTTCCTTTCATAGAAACAAGAATCGCAAAGATGGTCTTGACTGTTGGTGTAAGGGGTGCAAAAGCAAACATCAAAAGAAGTGGAGGGCAAAACACAAGGGATTGGAGAAACAAAGACACGCACGATACTATAAGGAGAAGGGGTATCAAACTTCTGTAAGTAGACTGTATGGTGCTGACTTTGATAAAATGTATACTCAACAAGGGGGTTATTGTGCAATATGTGGAATACACCAGTCTGAACTTACTAAGAGGCTTAATGTAGACCATGATCATACAACGGGGGAAGTTCGTGCTTTGCTGTGTCATAGCTGTAATGTTGGACTTGGGCATTTTTCACACAGTATTGATAAGCTAAATCTTGCAATAGCTTATTTACATAGGTATGAGACATAAATGGCTACATTGAATCAAAGAACAACATTAAAGAGACTTGTTGCTGCTGGCAACAATAAAGTATACTCGGAGGTTGCTGTGGCGGGTACATTAACAGAAGTGAGTGGGGTTACAGTAGACACTACGGACAATCTCAATATGTTTGAGGGGGCACAAAAGGCTTTTGTAGTCAACGGGACAAACCTCAAGATTGTTGATTTTGCCAATACAAAGCTAACTGTAACGGCTCTTACTACAGCCCCAACTCGTGGGTCAACAGTAACTCAGTTGACAAGTGGTGCGACAATGGTTGTTGATTTTGTCAACACCACTAAGACTGAAATTTATGGATTCACTACATCAGGAACATTTGTAACTACTGCTGGTTATACTTTGTCCGGTGGTGGAATGGACCCTGAAACAAGAGTGCCTTCTGCCGTGGCTGAAGCAACTACTGCACCACATGGTTATAATTGGACCGTCTATCCCGGTGGAACTTTTGGCACTATGCCAACGAAAGCATACTTGGGATGTTGGTATCGTGGTCGTGCTGTTCTTAGTGGTAATCCCAATGACCCCCACCAATGGTATATGAGCCGACAGTTGAATCCCTTTGACTGGCTTTATGCTTCTACAGACGCTCAGAGTGCCGTTGCTGGAAACGATGCTGATGCAGGAAAGGTTGGAGATATCGTTCGTGCTTTGATTCCTTTCCATGATGATTATCTTATCTTTGGATGTTCCAACAGTTTCTGGTTTTTGCAGGGAGACCCTACTGCTGGGGGTTCTTTACAAGCACTATCAAGAGACACAGGTGTTTTTGGCTCTCAGTCTTGGTGCTTCGATGAATTTGGAAACCTCTATGTTGCTGGCACTGATGGTATTTACAAGCTGAAGCGTGGAGAATTGTTCCTGCGGAATATTTCATTAGACCCGTTGCCAAATTTATATGAGGATGAAGATGTAGACCCCACTACTCACCGTATTACTCTTGGGTATGATAAGAGGCGCAAAGGAGTAGTAATTACAATAACTAAGATCAGTGATGCAACGAATAGTAACTACTTCTATAGTGTAGAGGGAGAAGGGTTTTTTCCTGAAAGCTATCCTGAAGAGTGCGGAGCGTATTCACAATTTTATTATGCAGCAAATGATAATGGCTATGCTGATCTATTAGTTGGGTGTGCTGATGGGTATATTCGTATCTTTGACGATGCTGCAAAGGATGATGATATTGGTGCTACAGATGAAGCAATATCAAGTCAAGTTCTTATGCCTATCACAGACATGAATCCTGAGAATGATGAAGGTCAAGGAAGAATGACTTCACTCACTTTAGACGGTGCTGGTGGTGCATCGAGTGGGGCATTTGGTGACACAGACTCAATAACTTATGATATTCATGTTGCCGATGATGCTGAGACTTTGGCAGAGAATATTGCCGATGGTGCTACTCCTTTGCATACCGGTTCTGTGACAGGTCCGGGGCGACAAAAGAGAGTGCGTGTTAGAGCAAGAGGAAAATTTCTTGGTGTTGTTTTGAAAAACACAACCGCTGCATCTTCTTGGGCACTTGAGAAGATCAGTGTAATAACGAAAGTTGCTGGAAGGGTTCGATAATGGCTCTTGTGGATAGTTTACTTGCGAGTTTTCAACAGGCTCAGGCTACTGCTAACGCCGCAAATGAAGCACGTTATCAGAAGGGTCTTGAGATATTTGATAAGATCATAGCACAGTTTCAGGAAGGTGGGGCGTTTGCTCAGGCTACTGAAGCTGCCCTTGCTACGGGGGAGAAGCGATCAGTTGCTCAAGGTATGCAGAGTCTTGTTAGTTCAGGACTTGCTGGTACTACAACTGCCGCAACTCTTGGGCGTCAGTTTCAGGAAGAGGTAGGCACCCCTGCTCGATTGGCCGCTGAGTCAGAAAGAATTCGTGGCTATACTTCGGCCCTCGGTCAGAAGGCTGGATTTGTGGAGAGACGTGAAGACGTTGGTCCTTCCTTTTCTGATATTGCTGGACTGGCTCAATCAGTTGGTCAAGGGCAAACAGTGAGACGAGCCACCCCGGTGAGGCGTGCAACGACTCCCAGTTATCATGCTACACCACTTTCTTTCGGTAGTAGTTTTTTCAGATAACATATTGAAGAGACATATACATGGGAACTCCAAATTTGATTCCAGTCCCTCGGAGCAATGATGCTGAGGGTATTCGTAGGGCGATTGCTGGTTTAGCCAGAAAGGTAGGTATTGGTGGTTCCCCAACTTTTGCCAATGTGACTATTACTGGATTAACCGCCAGTAGACTTGTAGCAACTGATGCAAGCAAAATGCTTGTGTCAACAAATGCTCATAGTTGGATTTCCGGAACTGCTAATCAAGTAACTGTAACCAATGATGGTGATGGTACTTGTACTTTGTCACTTCCACAGGACATTCATGCGGCGGCTACTCCAACTTTTTCAGGACTAACTCTAACTGGATTCACAGGAGTTTTGTGGGCAAACGCAGGGGTTGTTACAAGTGATGCTACTCTTGATTTGATAGGGAATCTTGCTGCCGATAAAACTTTCAATAATGGCAACAACTCTGTATCATTTAATTTCATTGCTCCATCTGGCTCACCCACTTATGATGGGGCATTTGAGATTCAAGCGAGTGGGGCTTTTGTTGGTGACTTGTTCCACGTTCATCAGCATACTGGCAATCCCGGTACTACTGACTTGATACATGCTGAGGCTGTTGATGCAGATGTTACATTACTTAGACTTTATCACTCTGCGGGGTCAGGCACTTGCCTTGCAGTTGGGAATCATGGGGCCAATGTAGCAACGATAGATGCTGCTGGAAATGCCGTATTGAATGACTTGACCATCACTACGCCTGTAAACATTTATGCATTGTCACATAACTCATTTGCTGATTCTCATAATCTTACCACGGATATAGACCACGATGCACTGACAAACTTTGTGGCCGGAGAACACTTCCTGCAAACCGAGATTACGAATGTTTCATCTGCTTTGACTACGGGGCTGCTGAAAGTAACTACAGGAACAGGGGCGTTGTCTGTTGTGACTGATAATTCAGCAAACTGGAATACTGCTTATGGGTGGGGTGATCATTCAGTGGCAGGGTACGCTATGAGTGGTGGTGCTGAACATGATGGTTTCTCTGATTTTGTAGCCAACGAACACATAAATCATACATCAGTTTCTATTAGTGCTGGAACAGGATTGACCGGTGGCGGAGATATCTCTGCGAACAGAACAATAAGTCTTTCTCATCTTGGCGTTGAGTCTTTGACCGATCCAAATGCTAACCGATTGCTTGGCTGGGATGATACTGATGGCGCAATGAAGTTTCTAACAATCGGCGATAACCTCAGTTACGACCACGCTACGCACACGCTATCAGCTACAGGCGGCGGTAGTTTTGTTATGCGTAGTGGCATTGGAGAGACAGCCGATTTCACGCAAGCAGATTTCCCTGATGATGATGATGCTTGGCATGATTTGGATGTTAGTAGTATAGTGCCTGCTGGCACAACATTGGTTGTGTTTCGTCTTGCCATCCTTGCTACAGAAGCGAATAAAAAACTTAGAATACGACCAAAAGGGACTTCGTGGGGCAATAACACTGCTCCATCATTGCGAACCCAAGTCGCTAATTTGGGCATAGACGGGCTTATGGTGTGCCCGGTGGATTCCAACCGATACATCCAATACAGTGCTCAGGCAACTACGTGGTCGGCGATCAACATGGTTGTGATGGGCTGGTTCATCTAAATAGTACAGGGGTAAACATGGCAATTCGTGTAAACTACGGTGATATTCAGAAGATGGGACAGCTTGCAGTTGAGGCGGGGAGAGCAGAGGGTGCAGTTGAGGCAGCGGAACTCGGTCAACGAGAACGAGAAAGTGCCCGATCTGCTGCCGTGCAGATGGCCTCTATAAATGCTGCGACTGAGAGACAGATCAGGGATATTCAACACCAGAATGACATGGTGGAATATAGGTCTTGGTTAGATCAGGAAGCAGAGAAACGTGCAATGGCATGGGAAGTGGAGAAGATGGAACTTCAGGCTCGTGATAGGTTTGAACTTAACGAGCAGGAATTTGCCATTAAGAAACAAGCTGAAATGTTTATGGAGGAACGGAAGAGGGAGGAACGCAGACGCAAGTTCAATGCTCTTGATAGGCTGCTTGAGTCAGGTGAAATAACAGAGGATGATCATCGTAAGGAAACGATAAGGTTACAGCTTAACCTTCCTGCTGAAGCAAGTCCATTTACTCCTAAGACACTGGAACAGACTGCTGCTGAACAGATTCGAGAATCAATGAGACGTGCTGCTGGTATTGCCCCTAAGGAGAACACTATCAATGAAGTTTCCCCAATTCCTTCGGGAAAAAGTACCACTGCGGCTGTTTATGATTTATCTCTTCCTGCACGGACGAGGACTCAGATAGATATAATGAGGCAGCTTGATGTTGATGACGATACATATAAAGAAATAAATAGAACGATAGCCACTAAAGACCCATCTAAGATTGATGCTGCATTCAATAAGCTGCGGCCAGAAATTGATAAAATGGCGAGTAAGGAATCTGAGTCTGCAAGATTAAAGGCTCGTGGTAAGATGGTGATATCAGCGTTCACTGGTAGGTTGTCTGCAAAACCAAATGACCCTTTACGAATGTATAGAGAAGGAAGGTTATAATGGGACTTCTTGAAGGAATAGCACCAACTTCTGATGAAGCTGTGTATACAGAAGAAGTAGAAAGAAATCCGTGGGAGAATCTTCTTGTATCTCTCGAAAGAAACACATATAAGATTCTCGGGGATGTTGCTACGGGTGTGAAACTCTTTTCTGGAATTGACCCCAAAGATTTGGAAGGTGCAAGATTGGGGATGGGTTGGATAGGCAAAGCCGCAATAACCGCAGAGAGTTTCTGGGATGAAAAGGCCGAAGTAGAAAGACTGACTCCTGAAACTGACCCAGAACTAATGGACAAGTTTGCAGAGTTGGTTGGTGCATCTGCTCCTTATATTGCTCTTACTGCTGCTACGGGTGGTGCGGGTGCGGGTGCTGCTGTCGGTGCTGGTGGTACTGCTGGTTTTGGTGCTGCTGTCGGTGCTGGTTTTGGGGCATTCACTGCCATGAAAGGCAGAGCATACAAGGAGGCTATTGAGTCTGGTGCAACAGAAGAACAGGCCATGATTGAATCTGATATTATTGGTGGGATAAATGCTCTTATAGAAGTAGCACAATTAGGTACAGTATTGCGTGCAACAAAGTCTGGAACTGTTCTTGGCAAGGCCTTGACCACTACTATCAGGAATAAGGCATGGAGTAAGATTGCTGCTGCTGGTGGAAAGTCCTCTATGGAACTGATTCGACAGGCCGCAACTGAAGGTTTAGAAGAGGCACTTCAAGGAACGACTGAGGATGTTGTACCATTTATTCTGCGAGGCAAAGAGATAGAGGAAGGTTTTGCCAAAAGACGTGCAGGAGAGTTTGCTGCCGGTGCTTTGCTCGGAGGTTTGTTTGGTGTTATTGGCTCAATGGCTCAAGTATCCTATGATGCTGGCAAGGGAAGAGTGATTGCTATTCCTGAAATAGAAAGTATGGAAGTAGATGAAACTTCTATGTCTGTCAAAGAAGCTGACACTACACTTGCTGAGAATCCTGAAGCTGCTGGTAGAGAACAGCCTGCTGCTGAAATGTCACCTGAACTTGCACAAGTAGCTGATGCTGCACAGGATGGTCAGGAACTTGAAGCTGGTTCGCAAGATATGAATGAAGTTGCTAACCGTGCTTATATGAAAGGCTTTGCTGCTAAGGTTACAACGATCAAGAACAGTGCTGACAATATGCTTGCTGGTGCAGGAAACCCAAAGGCTCAGGCTGAGGTTATGAAAAAAGAATTGTCTGATATCATATCCCATTATGATAAGATATCACAGGACATTGATTCATCTGAAGAACTGGCAGACTTGAGACAGGCAAAGGAAATCATGCCTGAGTATAAGAAAGCAGTTGAAGACTTTTTGGCCAATCCTACTAAGGAAGGGTATGCAGAAATAAAGAGACTCACCGGGATTCTTAGTGAGGCTGGTCAAGCATTGCAGAGCAAGGTAGGTCTTACAGAGACAAAGGAACCAGTTAAGCAAGGTGTTCAGAACATCATAAGAAAGAGACTTAACGAGGATGCTTCTGCAAAGGATAGATTAGGTTACACTGTTAGTCAGATTGATGTAAAGAAAATCCGCAAGGCTACTGCTAAGGAAATGTCCATTGAAAAAGGAAAGCGGTTTGCTGAGGCAGAGAACATTAGGCAGGAGATTCTGAAATCTACAGGAGACCCCGACTATGCTATAGCTGCTGCACAGAAGCAACTCGGCGGGGAATACTCCAAAGCACGATTTATGCCAGTGGATGAATCAGTTCTTACTGATACAGATTGGCGTGAATTAAAGATAGAGATTCACAACTCTGAGTTACAAACCGGGGAGAAGATCAATGCTTACCATGCTGTCGAGAAACTGAAGGAAGGAATTATCCCTCCCCCCTTTGAAGCAAAGATGTTGGAACGTGCATTGAAGATGCCGGGATTCTTGAATCAAGTTGTTACAACTGGTGTTAGAAAAGGAAAACCTATTACTAATACCTTGCTTGAGATTATAAATTTTCCGAGAACTCTTCTTGCCGGTGTCGGTGATAATTCTATGCCGGGCAGACAGGGCATCACTTTGTTCTTTAAGCACCCTAAGATATGGTGGAAGAACAACATCAATGGCTATCGGGCAATGATGGATGCTAATGGCTCATGGGCTCAGGCAAAGCAAAACGATATCTTGACTTCACGGTATGCTGATAAGCCGGGATTCATGGACATGATTACCGACATTGACGGTACAATGCGGAACATGGAAGAATCCTATTTGTCTCATGCAGCAAAGAATATCCCTGTTTTGGGTGCTGTTGTAAGAGCTGGTCAACGTGCTGCTACAGTTAGCATGAACGGTATGAGAGCAGACTTCTTTTCTAAGATTGCTGAACAATGGGAGGGTACAGGTAAGACAGATCAGGACTATAAAGATTTAGCCAATCTTGCCAATGATCTTACGGGTCGAGGACATGGAAAGACTCTTGCAAAGTTAGGACCATACCTTAATGCAGGATTCTTTGCTCCACGTTTTACAGTATCCCGCTTTCAGTTAGTAGGTGATCTGGCTCTTACAACTCCTGCGGTACGGAAAATTGCTGCTGCTGAATTGGCGACTTTCATGGCAGGTGGTTTGACACTTATGGGCATGGCTTCCCTGTTAGGTGCTAAGGTAGAGAAAGACCCTCGATCTTCCGACTTTGGTAAAATCAAGATCGGTAGGACGCGAGTGGATATATGGGCCGGTTATACCCAGATAGCACGTTTGCTTGCTGGTGAGATTACTGGTAAGGGAAAGAGTATTCGTACTGGTGAAACCTACAAGAGAAACCGTCTTGAGGTATTCGGCAGATACGTGCAATCTAAGTTATCCCCTGCTGCTAGTCTCGGAGTTGAGCTATTAAATGGCAAGGACTACATGGGTGAGCCTCTTCCGGAAAGAGTGAGAACTCCCGAAGGTGCTATACAGTATGCAATAGAGAAAGTAGCACCACTTGTGTTTCAGGATACCCTTGAGGCTCTTAGGTTTGAGGGAGTTGGTCAGGCTGCATGGACATTTCCATTGGCTTTTCAGGGCATTGGTGTCCAGACGTATGAACCCCGGCCACTTGATTTCTTGACCGATGCAAAGAATCATTATGCCGCTAAAGTCTATCAGGCAAAGTGGGATGATATTGGCCCCATGTCTCAGAAACTTCTCAAGGCTCAATATCCCCAGATAGAAGAACTTGAGAACAAAGTCCGTATGGAACGTATGGAGATTGGCAATACTCTTCAGGAGCAACAGGATGCTGGTTGGCGTGTTCAGCGTTCATTGCCGAAGGACGTGCAGAAGGAACTTGAGAAAGCAAACTTCTTTGTTGGTGGTTTAAGTAGAAGGCTTAACAGAGATTGGAGATTGAATCAGAAACTCTATAAAGAGTATGAAGAGAAAACCTCTGAACTCTTGAGTAAACTTCTCCCGGAACTTATAAGGGCTGAGTGGTTCCAGTCATTGGATACAGCTTCAAGAAATCTTGTATTGACTGAATATGTCAATGCTGCCAAAGGCTCAATCCGAGGAACGATGGTGGGTCAGGCAATTTTGAGGGACGTAGAAAGGACGCAGTAATTATGGGTGAAATGTCTCCGAGAGATATGCTAATAGAAATGCACACGGATGTTAAGTGGCTGAAAGAGGTATTTAATAAACATCTTAATGAACACTTTCAGATCAGACTTCTTATGATAGGGTCATTACTATCTGCCGTGGCTGCTGTTGTCATTGCTATCTGCTTCTAATGTCTCTCTACAATGATCAGTTACATTGCGGTTTATTCGGCATTGGAATAGTTTACAGTAGTCATGGATAAATATAGGACCATCTGTTACCCATGTCAAGAAGTGACATGCAGTGTTCTTATGGTAGCAGTAACCATCACGTTTATGTGAGAACTTACCGAGGGATTTCATTATTTTGGTCCTGTCCAGTTGGTTTTTTCCTTTGGGTCAAGAAGTTTAAGGGTAAACAGTTCATTCAAAGTGGCTATGCCCACGCACACTATGATAAGTTCAACACCATAGATAGCTATGGCAAGCAATGGCTTATTGTAGTTTGTGCATAGAACACTGGGAAGAACAAGGGCTGCAAATAACCCAACAATGAATCCAGCTATTGCCCCAAAGATTGTTAGAATCTTTAATGTATTAAGAACTATTCTTTTGACCATTTTATGAATCCTCTCACATTCAAAAAGATTAGTGGTATCACTTCAAGATAGAGGCCCCAAACCTTTGTCTGGTATGCCACTATCATCCAAGTAATACCTGAACAGAGGCAGCAGAGCCAACCCCAACGGCTCTTGCTGCCAATCAGGTACACCCCAATCAATGCAAAAGTAGCTGCTAAAAAATCCATGCCTGCCCCAATTATCCCATGATAACTTGAAACTCAGCTTCCACAACTAAGGGAGCAACATCACTGTACTTACGTCTTTCATTCCACGGTCGAGGCACAAGAATGCCACGTCCACCATACTTTTTAAATTCCGCGATATTAACATCAGAGTCGTCAATCAACACGGCATTCTTATGAGCAAGCATTTCTTTGGCTGAACCGAGGAAAATCTTCCTATAGTATCTCGGTGCAAGGTTTCTATGACACCAATCCATCTTACCATCTACACACCCGTCTATTTGGCAAGGTGAACTGAGAAAACAAATATTCCCTGTACCAACATAGAACTCTGCTATGCTAAGAATCTTCCGACCATCGGGCATCCAACCAAGATTAGCCCAAAATTTCCTGCCAAGTGGAGACCAGAATTCTTCTGCGGTAAGTCCTATGTCTTCAAGGAAATCCCACTTATTAGGTGGGTACTTATCTTCAACTCCATGAAATCTATACGCCCCGCGGCAAAAGTCCACAAGCACCCCATCAAGATCAAGCATGACAATCATGATTTTTCTCCATTGCATCTGTTACTAATTTCTTCTTGTACCACGCTGGAACCCTGGCAGATACCTTCCGGGTAATCAACTTCCACGCCCACTTGAAAATCTTTTCCTTGATCTCTTCTCCACATTCTACAGCTACGTCTCGACATACTTCGCCAATCATAGGACCAATGTCAGACAGTTCGTCCTTCACCTTCCCCTGTTCTTTCAGATGCTGGTAGGCTTTCTGGAACCGTGCAGGTGTGCCATAGATTTCACCAAATTGAGTAAAGATACCCGCCTTAGACTGTACCTTATGCTCGGCCCCATTCTTTTCCCTGAACTCATCAGACACATACTTTACCATGATTGGTCTGCCAGTGCGTTCATCAAGAACGTCATAGCACTTGATCACCACACCCTCAATAGTAGTGCCACCAAGAATGGATTCCCTCTGAAGAAGTTCGTCGAGTAATTCTTGCGTGATTTCTTCAAACTTTCCATACCAAAACAAAGGGACAACCTCAAAGTAATTCTCATTACATTGGGTGAGAACTCCATTAAGATCATCACGGTCAAACAGTATGATATTGTGATTAGGAATTCGGCCATAGGTCAAAGTGTTGTGCTTCTTCGTATTCAGGTATTCCCCACGGTACACCACATTGGGGCGAATGCCTCCCATGAAGTTCATGGCATTCAAAGCAGCAACAGCATCATTGAACATCTTAGGTGTATTCACAAGATCAATCTGCTGATGATGTGATCTTGCTTGAAGCTGCCCGTCGAACACACCAAAAGAAATCTGAGACCCATCAACCTTCTCCTGAATAACAACGTCATGCCCCAACATCATCTGAGTCACAGAAGAATGGAACTGTTCAATTTTAGGATATGCTGGTATCATTAGTCCGCCCTTCCTACAATCTCATCTTCATTCAAGCCGCAACTCTTATGTTCACCCACCGTGACTCGATATTTATACGGGTAATACTGATAGCTTGTACTTTCGATGGTCGCAACTCCACCAACTTCTTTAAGCCATTTAGGAAGAAGAGAACCTTCTACAACTTCCTTCAATTCTACACGAATCCTATCCCCCGGTTTCAGATCGGCATGGTTGAAACCAGTAACAGACTTCTCAGGCTCAGCAGTCTTTGTGTTATATAGAGAGCCTTCTACTGAATAGATTCTCCCCTCAAGAACTTCCATATCATTACTAAGTTCAGCAAGTCTTTGCTTCAGTTCAAGATTCTCCCGATGAAGATGCTGAAAATCCAACAGTGCGTTGGGGATAAAGTCATTAACAATCTCCTTAACAGTGTTACAGCCATTCAGCATAGTATGGATAGTCTTAGCAAGTACACGAATGGCTTCATCCTGAATGTTAAGTTCCTCTTCATTTTTAAGAATCCTTTCATTATTGAACTCTACATCTTCAGTAATATCCTCTATCGCAAGTTTGCTCAACAGCCTTTCTTCTTCCAGATATTCCACTCTTTTGCCCAATCCAAACATGATATTCTCCGATCATAAAAAGTTTGCATTTCGTTAGAACTGGTATCATTATACCTGTTCAAATATTTCCGCTGAGAAAGTATTGATATAAGTCCTTGTATCATGGATACTTATGGCACATATATGATTGGTATGATCAGTATTTGCCATAACCTATTGTATTGGAAGGACTTACATCAGTTCTGTAGATAATCTTTTTATTACTCACTTGCCTCCATCATAGTACCTTTCTCCCTTAGCTATGGGCATGACTTCATAATATGGAATGCCGTCGAGAATAACACCAGCACCGAGGACACCCCGCTTAGGCTGTTCCTTTGCATAAGCGAAAGCGTAAGCTGCATCATCCCCACCCCAACCTAAGTTCATCCCGAAGATTCTGTTGACAGGGCTGGCTTGCCATGTGATACCCGCAACAGAATGGAAATGCCCCATGACTACAGACATACCCATTGATTTTGCCAAATTGAAAGCGGGAGTGTTGCCACCACCTTTACCATCCCCATGACAGTAAAACACATTGTCAATAACCGTAGAGAATTCCCAATCCCATTTTGGTGTACCCCAAAGATCACCATAGTCCCTGATGAACTTCGCAGGAATGTTTACTGATTCTGCTACACGTTGCGGGCGGCGGTCATGGTTTCCAAGAATCACCGTAGCTTTTGGAAATGCCTTATACCATTTTTGGATAGCCTTCTTTGCTAAACTGTATTCATCCATTGCTCCCGGTGCTTCTGGATTGTTGACATGAAAACTTATGGCAGACCAGTCAACAATGTCTCCGATGAATACAACCTTATTGCATTCCCATGCCTCATACAAATCTTTGCAGAATCTGAGATAGTGCTTCCTTGATACTGGTTCATGCAGATCACTAATCGCTAAAACTCTACTCATTGTCATCCTCCTGAAGAATCTTTGTTGCTTTTAGATCAAGAAGTGCGTGAATAGATTTTCTCAGTAATTCATAGATTACTATGTCAGCTGGAACACCATCTTCAGAGCACTCTTCAGTTATTGCCCATGCATGGGGAATACCGTGGTTAAGGGCATACTCAAATTCGATTTTCATGCCGCCCGAGATTTCATCCTCCCATGTCCATAATAGAAGGGCGTCCCTTTCAGCTATGATATCACAATCAACATCAAGAATCTGCTGCTCTGTGATGTATCCCTTGCGGTAGGCTTTCATAACAAACTCATCCATTTCACCGGGAAAGTAGATATCCAAAGCAGGGCCGAACTCAAGACGTAATGCTTTCACTACTGCTGCTGCCCGTTCAATGTTATACTTCATGTCCTCCTGAGTCGCTGCTTCACCCTTAGTGCCACGAATTGGAGGGGAGAAGTAAACTCTAAGAGGCATACCAATTCTCTGCTTGTTAGTCCACATGTTTTACCCCAACTATTTCAGATTTTTCAAGGCTAAGCCAAATATTATGAGTTTTACTTTTTGCCCAACAATCATTAAGTTCGTCGGGTTCTACAAAAGTAAACTCTTCACCATTATTATAAGCGTTAACGCCTTCAGGGGCGTGATTCTGATTAAGTTTCAGAATAAGGGTATCCCCAACCTTCAACTGAGATATATCAAAAGGTTGAGGCTCAGGTGTGTCAACAACCTCATGTTTCACATGAGTAAAAGGCTCAACACGTTCGGGGCATTTATCAATAATATCACTCGCCTTCTTATTGAATTCTGGCATACTGATTCCATCAGGGTATCGAGTAGGCCGATCATCGATCCCATTGCCCATGTGTTGAGAGTCCCTGAGAACCAACATGCAGGCCATCGCCTTTACCACATGAGGAAGACCACTATCAGGGTCAATATCTTCACCTTCCCACCATGCAGTAAGATGCCGCATTGCCGCATCATAGTAAGTGGAGTAGCGAACACCAGCTTCACGATAGTTGTGCGTTCCATACTTGCGACCACCTTCCATCATGGCTAATCCAAGTTCAAGCAAAGGCTTCACAGGAATGGTATGAAGAGGAACCTTCCTGATGCCGAGACTTTCCTTTGGATTGCTTTCTTTCTTACTCATTGTTTCCTCCGTACTGGTAAAAATGTGTGTCACCTTTTAAAACATGTATCAATCCAGATACCTTTCCAAAGCCTTGACCTGTTGCTGCACTATCGGATACCTGCTTACCACATGATTGCCCCATGCTCCATGTTCAATCATCACTCTTAATGTTTCAGATTCCTCACGTAGTTTCACAAGTTCCACTGTTGCCACTGCCTTCCTCATGGCAACTTCAATCTTTTCCATATCAGTCATTGCTCTAAGGTGCTTATCAATGTATGCAGCGTTTTCCTTGCACCTGCATTCCCAAAAGGGAAACCCACACACATCACAGCCCTTGCCATCTTTCTTCTCCATTTCATTTCTGAGAATCTCGTCACGGATTACATCAATCAGTGCATGGACAATCCTATGAGCCTTTCCTTCAGGGTCATTGTAGCCTCTTCCGAGACCTTGAGGCACAATATCCGTTATCTGCTGAATCAACATGTCATAAGGCGACATTTTATTTCCTTTCATACTCATACTCTCTATTATCAATTCTCATTCTTTTTTTCGTAAACCTTTCTCATTTCACCATTATACCATAAGCACATAGCAAAGTCAAGAACTTTCCATAGACTCAAATTCTTTCTTTGTTCTGATTTCCAAATAGCATAATTCCCTTCTCAAGTCAAGAGTCTTTGGAACTTTATCCAGATAAATCTGATCAAACTTTGGCGTTGCCAAGAATCTATAGCATAGTTGACGAAGAGAACAATGCTTATGCCTGCACATAAGATCAATACTCATCGCAACTCCTTCTCTTTTTTTAGTCTCTTGACCTCATTGAAGTAATGATGGTATTGTGTTTCTAATTCATCTGGTGTCCACTCGAAAAGCCTAAGATAAAATAGTTCTTCAACTCTTTCCTCCCCAATTTCCATTATTAAATTTTTTCTGAAATCCGGCCCCCGGCCCTGCCTGAATTTATTGCAGTAGTAACACTGCGGCCTTACATTATCTACATTCCATCTTATTCCCATCCACTTTCTATCATGGTAATGCCCCGCATCAAGACACTTATAATGTCTTAAAGCACCACATGTATAGCATTTAACCATGCCGTTTTTATCTGCATTTTTTAATCGAACATACTGACTAAACACTGTGTCAAGTTTCTTTGTCCAGTATGCCAAACCCTTAGTTTTTAATTTCCTCGCCATATATAGTTTCCTCCAAAAGACTTGCTGGTAGAGCAATAAAAAAACCTTCACCAGCACCAACAACCATGCCAACAACTCTACCATTTTTATCAATTACAGGACCGCCGCTATTGCCGGGACTTATGATGCAATCAATGACAAAGTAAGTACCCCAATTTTTGATTCCCCTCTGTTCCCCGGAAGCTATGATACCCTCTGTCACCCTAAGTCTTTCAATGTTGTATGGATAACCCGCGACATAAATCTTGTCACCAACATAGGAATGTTTAGAAAACTCAAGAGTCTTTGCAGATTTATTTACCTTGATAGTCGCAACATCTGTATCCCCATAGCAAGTGAAGTCTCTTGATTCCTCAACAGTCCCATCCTGATAATAGATGACAACTTTATTGCCACCTGTTAGAACGTGTGACGCAGTGATGATGATACCGGACTCTTTCAAAAATCCTGTGCCACAACTGATAACTTCATCCTCAGAGCAGGTGTTTATTCTCACAATACTGTCGGCATTATATCTTTCTGCGGGAAGTTCAATACGTTCACATTCTATAGTGGGGAATTCAGGAACCCCAAAAGCAATCCATAACACAAAGAAAATAAAAACCAGCACATCAAAACTGATGAGAGCATATTCAACTTTTGTTGTCTTCTTTCGCATTGATAATTTCCTTCAAAGTTAGTCCATCATTCAAACATTGTCTCAAATCTTTACGTGGCAATCTCTGAACTTTTGTCCTGATCTTGCATTCTGAATGAAGATGAAACATGGTTTCTTTTGCACCCCCGTATCCCACATTGCCATTCACGTTGCCTCTGTCATCATCAGCAAAGATCAATGCCCTTTCAGGTTTGATTGCAGTAATGAAAGGAACTAACTCTTCATTGCCACAAGCAAAGTTAGGTTTGCCAAGTACGTTCATGCCATACATCTTAGCTGCTACTGCATCTGACCACCCTTCTACGATTGCAACTGTCTTTGACTTGTAATCGAAGAAGTCAAGAGGAACAAACACCCCTATTCCAGAATGTTCCATATATCTTTTGAATCCTTTCTGCCTCTTTTGTATCCCTACTATATGCCCCGGCCTGTCATACATTGGAATGGTTATCCATCCATCCAGATACCCCACATTAAATCTTGACACAATCCACGGACTTAATCCCAATTCATGGGCATACTCACCGAGAGCAAGAAGATTGTTCTTCTCAAGAATAGCATAAGCGTACTTGACAGTAAGGGCATTCCAGTCTATGTCCGGCTTTGGTGGTGTCTCATATTTCATTGGCTTGAAATCATCTGCCAATATGTGTAACCATCCACCACGGAAAGGCCCCTTGCCAACTCTCTTAACAGAATCCTTTTCAATTCTTGAGCATATACATGCAGAACCGTCTTGAGCAATGAGGCATCCATCAGGCTTATTACAGATGGGGCAGACTATGTTTAGCTTGTAAGTCTGAATCAAGTTAGTCTATCCTCAATAAAGATTCAAGATGTTGAATTTCTTCTTCTGTCATTTCTCCCTCATCTTCAAGAGAGTGTAACCAGTCCAACAACTCAAGTTTGTATTCAGGAGAACGTGCATCCCAATCAGCAAACAACTTCATCACTTCGCCCGGACGAATGAAGTAACCCTTGCTGCCATACTTCATACATCTAATGGCACTGCTAACAGGGCAATGAATCTTCTTAAGACGCAGATAATGATGTATCTCATCCTCTTCAAAATCATCATCAACCATGCCTTCCTGATCATTGATAACTGAGGCTCGGCAAACTGTGAAATCAAAATTGGAAAGAATAGTTTCACGATCTCCAACTGTAACCATCTGCCCCTGAATCAAAGGCTTAATTACCTGCAACTTAATATTGTTTCTTTCCTCATAGGTAATGGCTGCTTGATTCTCATGCCTAACTTTGTAGTCATTTGATTTTAGATAGCTTACCACCATGTCAAATGCTTTTGTATTTGGACAGTAGATATCAATATCATCATAGGGCTTAGGCTCTTCAACAGGTGATAAACACCATCTTGCAAACCCGCCGCAGATAGCAATATCCTTCCACGTGAACTCACCAAAAAAGCAAATAAGTTCACGTATTAACTGATGCCCTCGTTTGATTGCAATGATTTTCATCGGCCCAACTCCAATAAAGTGTTGTGTTCCTTGACAATGAGCTCTGCCAAACTTTTGACATAAGTTCTTATTGGAAGAATAGTCCTGTTATCAGAAGTTTTGGTAATTGACCATCCTGAACCCGCAAACAGAGGAACCACTTTCCAGTACTTTGTCTGATATTTAGGAACTCTTTTTGTTTTCTGTGCTTTCATGGCCTACTCCCAAAAATTTGAGACCTCTTTTCAGTTTCTTATCCAGCTTCTTCTCGTCTCGGATTCGATGAATAGCCGTCAAGACTCTTTGTTCTTCTGCATGTTTCTTCCTCAAGCAGCATCTTTTATACTTGAGTCCGGATTCACATGGGCAAATTTCATTACGTCCGATCTTTTCACAAACCCGTTTGATTGTCTTTGGCTGTCCGAAAAACATATCACCCTCCAAAATTACGAAATCCTGTGACTTGTTCAGTAAACGACATTGTAAACTTGTTCCAAACAAACCTTGTCTTTCCTACAGGGCCATTACGATTCTTGACAAGGTAAACCCATGCCTCCTGATCATCTCTTGCCTCTATGTCTTCCTCTGATATCTCATAATAGGAGGGGCGGTGTAGCATCATAATAAGATCGGCAACTTGCTCAATCTTACCACACCCTTGCAGATCACTCATTCTCGGCTCATGTCGTTCTCGTTTCTCGGCTTCACGATTCAACTGACAGGCGAGAACAACTGGAACCTCATAATGCTTTCCTATTTCCTTGAAGTCTTGAACTATCCTCCCTAACTTCTCATTCTCATTTCCATATACCTCTGTCTTTGCAAGATGAAGATGGTCTATGAAGATACACTTCGCAGGATTCTTCTCAAAGTGTATGGCTATATCTTCAGGTGAAAAGATGTTCTCATCTTCTACAAGTATAGGAACTTGCTGCAAGTCCTTGACTGCTTTGTTGGCCTTGTCCTTCTGGTCCTTGCTCATCTTACCACTCTTGATTGTGTAGTAACACACACCCGATGTGAGGGAGATCAATCTCTCCCCCACAATCTGATTTGACATTTCAAGAGAGTAGTAGTTGACAGGCACTCCCATCTGCAAGGCAAGCTGAATAGCGAAGGCACTCTTTCCCATACTCGGTCGGCCAGCAACAACGATCAAATCTGTATCATGGAAACCGAGAGTCATGTTGTCAAGTTCAGGAAACCCTGTCTTCAAACCGAGGTCAGGATTCACCATCTTCTTAGCAACGGTCAAGATGTTTTCAGCTATCTTCATTGTTCACCTTAGAAGGGAATATCCCCCGCCGGGTACTGATCATTGCCACCATCGTCCTGATTCTGATTCTGACTCCTGCTGTTGTTTTGTTTCTTGTTGCCACCACCTTGATTGCCACCGGCGAAGGTGATTCTGTCAACTGAGACCCCCCACCGTTCATTCCCATTGTTGTCCTTACGAACACGGATTGGGCCTTCAACAATCAGAGCATTGCCCTTCTTGCAGTATCGGGAGATAACATCGGCAACCTTACCAAAGGCTGCACAGTTCACAAACAAGGTAACGTCCTGCTTGTTTACCTTCTCATTCACTGCAAGAGTAAAGGTAGTAAACGAATTCCCACTTGCACTACGACTTTCAGGGTCTGCCGTCAAGCGACCGAAACCAAGGTACTTATTCATTATCTTATCCCTTCACTTCAATAGTTATGTTTACTTCAACTTCACGCCCCGTATCACTCGTATTCTCTGGCAATTCATGCAACTCTACCTGCCCGTCATAGGCGTATAAGTAATGACTCTTACTTACCCTAATCCTCAATGTTCCATCCTCTGTAAGTGTTGCCTTGCCGACTGGAACATCCCCAACCAACTTATTGTATCCTGTGGCACACACTCTGCCCTCATACCCCGCGCGCTCCAGCGCCGCCTGCCCCGCTGCCTTACAAGCCTCAACAAACACAAAATTTTCTGACTCACCTGCTTTATACATTTTCATTCTCCTGATAAATATTTTCTTTCCATCTGGGGTCTGCTGGTGGAACAACCACCCCTTCTTCCCCACACTTGTTCAATACAAAATCAATGTAGTTTGCCACCCATCCACGACCGAAAGAAGACTTAGTAAGAGTCATCCCATCTGGCAGTATCATGCCGTGGTACTTCATAAATTCCCGCTTCATATATTTGTCGACATCATCAACTGACCACCCAAAGTGATCAGCGAATAGCCGATAAGCGGACCCATAAAGGTAACCCCATTGCCCCCTCGTTACATCATCTTCCTGCTTTCTGACTTCAACAACTACAGGCTTATCCCGGCATCTTGCAATAGCTTCACGAAAGATATCAGGATTGTCCAGCACCAGCTTTCCCTCCTTGATTTCCCCATAAAACTTTAAGTCTTTCATACCTTCCACCCATTCACTTTCTTGCAGATTTCTCGACAGTCACAGTAGAATAAACAATGCCTCGGCTCACCAACTCTTGTGGCAATATATATTTTACCACGCTCATACTCTTTTGTCAAGCCTTTTCCATGAATAATTTCTTCGGCCTCTTCTTTAGATTCTATGTTCCTTCGCTCCCCATCTTCACCAACCACTGTCGCAGCAATCGCCTTGACTTTGCCCTTCTCCATCACGGCATAATGATCAGGGTCTTGCCACTTATCCTCCATAGTACACTGAGGAACCGGTGTTGACAGATGAATATTAACTCGCTCTTGAATCCATCTATGGACTTCTTCAAGTGGAAGAATAGGAATATCCAGTTCCACAAAGGGAGTCCGTGGATATCCATCTTCCCGCAATTTTGACGGTATCCAGTCACGCAGTAGAATGTATGCTTTCAGTTTCTTCACCAGCACTTTATCAATGAAATTGATAGCATACCGGTACACATTGGCCTGATAAATCCAGTCATCTTTGACTCCGTTCTTAATGCTCATAACACCTGCGGTCTTTGCTTCCCCCACTGTCACATAAGGAGTGCCTTCAATCCAGTCTACCCGCATAGAGATTTCAATGCCAAATACTTCTGCCGGTATGGAATAGCTTTTCTCCACTACAACATCAGGTAAGTCCTTTGCCGCATCTTCAAGAACATGGTGCATGGCCTGCCCGAATAGCCGATAGAAGAAGTCTGAAGCATCTACTTCCATTTCATCCCAATATTTGATCTGCAAGTGCCTGATCATGGGGGGCTGCCCCAACTGTGTCACATACAGTTTGTCGGGATTAGGCTTCCATGACATTTTCTTGATAGCCTCATAGAAGGGTCGAGGCACATTGAAGTAATTCGTCAGCTTCATTTCTTCTCCAATCCCATACCAAAGACGTGATGAATAAATCCTAAGCTAATTATGAAACTGATACAACCCTGACAAGTCTCAGGATAATAGCCCAATGTTACATGCAAGCGATAGCCTTCAATTTTGTAATGAAAAAAGATTACCTTCATTTCACACCCCACTTTACAGTTATCTCGCCATTCTTTTTTAGTGGACAATT